AGGATACCCAAAACCAAGCAGGAATTCTCCGTCATCGTCATAGCGCTTGACGCTGTGATTCGATGTGTCCACCACCAATATTGTTCCCATCGATTCCGTAATAATATTTTCTGGCCAGTAAAACTTGTCCTGCCCCCAACCTTCCGTTCCAAATTCCAAAATATAAGATTGTGTAACATTAAATTCAAAAGGAATTAATCTTGTAGCATTTGCAGAATTTTTTACTTCACCAACAAATCTACTACCATATCTACGACTTGTACCTCCTTGTGGAAATACAGTCATATTCTCCATTGTTTCTACACCATTATTATATTTTTTAAAATCAACTTGACCAGCAAGTTTGGGTGTTAATTCTCCAGCAGTAAAATTTGTTTGAAAAGGATGTACTCTCGCCATTATGCTTTCCTAAAGTCAGTAAATGTATCAGACACAAGATCATCAATAAATCCTTCTTGGCCATCAACACTTCTTGCTTCGGAAAGTTTTTGTTGAAAGAGTTTCTGCATCTGGTCTTGTAATTTGACACTATTGGTTACAGGATATGCAAGGTCTACAGCTAATTTTGCAGTTAAAACATCTACAAACATTGAATCAAACTGAATAGTATCTGTAACCCTAGCTATGTAAAGAATTTTAGCTGTACCTTCATTGGTAAGTAAAACCCTACCTTGTGATGGTAAATGTTCGATTTTAAAAATGTAATCTTTATACTCCATTTCCAAAACCCTTAAACAATAAGGATCAGTTGGTAATGCGTATTGATATGAGTATTCGTATGCGGGTGTATCTGAAAGTTGTGCTAAAGTTGCTCTTGTTATAGCAAAATTCCAAGGGTGTGATCTTAAAACTAAATCACGTGAAGGTTCGTAGAAAGAATTACAAAGTCTTGCTCTTTCTGTATCATCTGTAAGTGATGTAATCGGGTCATCGCCCAATCTACGTAAAGCATTTGAGCAGATAGAAACTTCTGTTGCCATAATTCTTACATAATATCAAAGGGGCGACTATAATTCAATATATATCGCCCCTTATTTCTTTTCTTTTATTTTTTGGATTAGTCTACAACGTATTTTACTACCATTGTAATATCACCAGCAGCAGCACTTCCAGGTGTTGCTGACATAGTAATTGCAATACGCAAAGGAACTTTCGGATCTTCTGAAAGCCCTCCATCTTCCCAAATAAAGTTAGCTATAGCATTAACATTACGAGTTTCTGCTAATAATTCCGCAGGTGCTGTAACAGCCCCTTGAAATTGTGTTGATAAAGTAACATAACAATCTTCATCAATAACAGCAGCAGCATCCGTAGTCGTGCCACTTATCGTATAGGCCTGTGGGCCATTATATAATCCAACATTAAATGTAGCACTTGTAGCTCCATCTAAATCGTCATTATATACTCGTATGCTAGTTAGCTTTGCGTTTGACGGAACTTGTGCCATAACAATAATATCATTATCGTCAAGGTCAGTTGTTTCCGCAGCAATCGTATCCATAAAAACACGCAGTTTTCCACCACCACTCGCAGCTTCGAGAGTAGTTCTAGGTGTTGCGTCAAGATTCGTGATTTCCACGCCTTTTGCAGTTGCCATATTATTATACTCCTTATTCTACAGCGGCTATCTCTACCATCTTTTCTTCTTCGATACGAGTTGCACCGATTGTCATAGATAGAAATACCTGTGTTGCATAGTTCTTATCTGCTCTTTCAGATATTTTTGTACTTATATCTGCTCCAAGAGCAAGACCTATTGCTGATTTTGTAAACGCTAAATTTTGTCTATTTGGAGTACTGTCTTGTCCTAATCTTTGAGATCGAATAAATTTAAACCCTAAAAAGGTATCTATTTGACCGCTGACTAACGCTTTAACAGAATTATAATCTGCTGACGTAATTTGAGTTATCGCCAACAAATCTGCTAATTGACCAGCAGAACAAACCAAGAATCTTGGTTCATCTGGATCAATATCGTTTGCATCTAGGATTTCTTTGGCATTTAAAAGTTTTGTAACTGATAAACCAACTCCTCCATGTGCTACTTTATTCCCAGCTGGTAAAGAAACGGATGTTCCACCCGCAACTCCACTATAAGCTGTTCCAGTAGCTGCAGCGATAATTGCATCATCCATAGCACGACCCATTGCCCACGCACCAGCCATAGCGTATTCAGATGTTGGGGAAATTAATAGTCTAACTTTATCTTCGTTATCTATTAAATCCGCCCAGTCATAGTCATCCATTGATACTTTTCTTCTTGAATGGGGTGTATCCATTCTAGGTGTATCTGCATGACGTGAAGTACGTTTTTGTGCTGCTGTTGAGCCGATTCTTTCAAAGAAATGTGATTTGCCAGTAACTGTTTCAGTTCTAACAGCATCTCTTAATCGAGAACCTTTTTGTTGAGCTAGGTGTAATACATTTGCTTTGTACTGTTCAACGAAAGCCGTTGTTATTTGTACAGACATATTATCTCCATAGTTTTACAAAGTTGAAGAATAGGGGTCGAATAGCACAATGCTGATTCAACATATTCCATTAAATCGGCTTTTGTCCTTTCGGGAAACCTTATCGTAAGACGATACGATCAATCGAATGTTTAAAGCCGATCACGGCTACCTATTCGTTCTCCTATGAAGGGCGAATTTTGATACAACAATTATAACAGATAATTTATTTAATTACCATAAACTTTTTCGTGTAATTGTCTTACTTGTTCTACAGCATTTCTATGTTCTGGATGCCCAGCATTATGATAAGGATGTTTTGCATCTGAATAAATTTTTGCAATATCTCCTTTAGCATCTATTGGTGAAACAGCTAATTTATTATTTTGTGTATTTTTAGCCATTTCTTCCGTTATATCCTCACCTAAACGTGCAAATAATTTAACAACAGACGGATGATTACCTGCTTCGGTATTCAACAATTCTGTTAATTCGTCATCTGCATATACTGACATTGCTCTTTGTGCGGCTCTAACTTTATTATCGTAATCATAACCCCACTCTTTATGCAATGCTTCTTCTGTATTTTTCTTCCCTAAAGTCATATCAGTATTACGTCTTTGATTTTCATAATCAACAGACTTTACTTGATAATCTATCAATGCTTTAGCTTGATCGTTACTCAACCCAATTTGATGGGCAACATTTCTAAATTGTTTAACTTGATCTTCATTAAAATATTTAGAGTGTGTTTCAGGAATAGTAAAACTATACTTATCAGAAGTTTCGGGCCTTCCTAACTTTGTATATAATTCAGCCCTTTCTTCATCTGTTTTTGGTATAGGTATTCTACTCCCTATCATTTTTTGCTGGTGAACAAGTGTAGTCGCTGCCGATTCTAAATCTTTAATATTTTGAATTGTTGGATTATTCTTCAATTCATCATTTAAAGATGATCGCCAATCTTGATTATCACTTGCACCAGACCCAAGTATAGTTTTTTCTTCTACTACTGGGTTGTCTTGTACTGTGGTCGTTTGCTCATCAGCCATTTTTATCCTCCTTTAAAAGATTGATTATTCTGATAATTACCGATCTTTGACCTTCTCGGTATGAAGTTTCATATGGATCATTTTTTATAAATGAACTTCTATGATAGTAAGCTGACTTTAAATCAGCTATTACTCTTTCGCCCTCTTTAGAGCCAAAAGTAATTCCATAATCTCTTTTTAAACTTTTAATTTGTTTTTCAAAATCAGGTGCTGCCATTTTTCGGTCTATATTTTTTATCCCAAATTTCTTTTTGTGTCAAACCTATTTCATCTTCTTTTCGTTTATTTCGAGAATCAATCTTATTTACATCTATCATTTCAACTAAAGCATACCGACACACTTTAGGAGTTTTTTTTCTCCAAGGCCCTGTTGCTCCCCATTGAAAATGTAATAAATAACGTGGTTCATCATAGATTTCTAATCTTGAAATATCAAAATCAGATAAGACACCAGCAAAACTTTCGTTACCTTTATTATCGTTCCATCCCATTTATTGAATTGATCCCGATCCATTTGAATTACCAGGGTCAAAAGGTGGTTTAACAACTGCGATTGTATTTAATAAATGTCTTAATTCTTCACGAAGTTCACCATCCGTTTTTCTACCTGTAACATCTTCAATTTTAGTTATTGTTTGATAACCAGAACGATCTAATAAACTATTAACTGCACCCAGTTGAACCGAAGCTGATATTTTAGGATTTGAAATTAAATCTTTTAATTTATCTACAGCTAAAGGTACGTGACTACTCATTAATTTTTTAGTAGCTTCATCTATTTCATTACTTAATTGTTTTTTAAGATTATGCCCTTGTTGTTCTGCTGTAGCTTCTGAATAACCTGCCTTGATTGCAGATTGCTTTGCATTTCCTGTTTGTGAAAAATTTTCAATAAATGCTTGTTGCATTTCTGTTAATGATTTCATTATACTAGACCTTGTTGTTCAGCTTGTGCCATTGCTTCATCCATACCTTCTTTAGTTTCGGGTTTAGACATTTCTGTCATAGCTTTACCTTGTGATAATGCTGTATCAGCTTGTTGCTGTGCCATAGCTTGTTCTTGTGCTTGTTGTTGTGCTGCTGCTCTTTGTTCTCTTATTTCTGCTACTTCATCTTCGCCACGTAAAACTGTTTTAGGAACTCCAAGTAATGTTGCTCTCATTCTAATCGCTTGTTCGTGATTAATAACATCCATAACAGTAGGATCAACTTGAACAACTTGCATTGCTAATTGATATAATCTTTCTACTGCAATAGCTTCTTCCATTCTTTGAGAACGTGCTAAAGGCCCGACATATTCTATATCCATATTTCTACCTTCCATTTCAGATGGTCTTGGCATTAACGCATCTGATCTCATCATAATTCCAAATACTCTTTCAATTAATGGATTTAAAAATTCAGTTTGAAATCTCCCTAATGTTGGGCCTAGAAGTCTTTGCATTAATTCATATCTAACTTGAACTTCTGTTGCCGTCATTTGTGGGCCTTCTTGTAATTGTAATTGATCTGAATAGTATGCTTGTCTAATTGCTGTTCTTAATTGATTTTCTTTTAAATCTGTTATTTGCCAATTCGATCCAATTTGTAATGGTTTAATTGCTGTATCACTTCTAACAACTGTAATTCCAGCAGGTGTCATTCTAACTCTACCTATTACTCCATCATCAGTAACTAACAATGGTGGATCAATAGCTTTTGCCCACGCCTTTAATCCAATCTCTACAGCTTTATTTAAAGTTTTAATATCGGGTAATGCGTTATATGAAGGTGATCTTCCAAAAATTTCACCTGTTGCTTTAGACCATCTTGGAACTAAATATGGAAATTCATTGTAACCTCCAACTCTAACAACCATTTTATCTTCAAAACAAACGTGACAAGAATGAAATGGTAATTTAGTTTTAGCTTTCATTCCTACTGATCTTTCATAATCTAGTGTAGGTTCTACAGCGTGAATAAAATTGAATTGAGTATCGGGTTTTGCTTTAACAGCTTCTTTAATTTTTGTTCCTACGTTATCTTCGCCAAATTCTTGTACTGCTTGTCGAGCAGTCATTTTATATTTTCTATAAAGTGTATCTACTCTACCTGTAGAATTTTCTTGAATAAAATATTCTGCAATATGTAAAGTATTAAAATGTAAACCACCTTGTAAAAATCCTTCATTTGCTTCTTCAACAAATATCGCTGATGTACCAACTGAACATAAATCCAAATACATTTCGTGAACTTCTGTATTAAAATTAGATTCATTTAATACAGCATACATTCTACGTGCTGTATCTTCTAACCAGATTTGTATATCTCTAATTTTATTAGCATCATCATCTCTTAATTTTAATGAGAACCAAGGTAATGAAGGTGATGTTAATGTTCCTTGTAGACTTGCCGCTAAAAGATTATTAGCTGTGATTGCTGTTGAATCAAATAAAACTTCTGTTCTTTTTTCTCCACGTGAACGAAGAAAAGTAATTTCTGCCTTACGTGGCATTACATAATCTAAAATTTCCTGCCAATGAGATTCCCACGTACCTCGATCAGCTTCTAACTTATCTAATCGTTTTCTTATATAATCAAAAGTTGCCATTAATAACTTATTAAAGAAGTTGCCGCAGTATTAGCTTCTTCTGTAATTCCTTGTCCATCTGTCATAATTGTACCACCTCTACCTTTCATTCTTAACCCAATAGCTTTCTTTTTTTCTGCTGCTAATTTTGCTTCAGAAGCATCCATCTTATCTTGTACTGACGTATCTACTGGTGGTGGTAATGGCATTGTTGGCATTTTTGCACCCATATTAGTTTTTATCTCCCTT